ATCGCCCGATTCGGTTGAAAGGTAAGGCGATGAGCAGATTACGCCAGCAGGCTATGGACCGGGACAGGTGCTGCGTAGATTGCGGATCGGCTTGGTGGCTGGAACTGAGCCACGACGTACCCAGGGGGCGAGGCGGGTCAGACGTGCTTTCTAATGTCAAGATGCGCTGCAAAAAATGTCATATCCGCCGCGATCTCCACGGCCAGGATGGACACTACTGATGGGCATAAAGGACTTAGCGAACGCAAACAGGCTCCGTTACCGGCTGGATGGGTGCCTAGACCCTATCATCCAGGGCAAGTTCGGGCACCTGTACGAGCACAGTCCCTCTCAGTTGGGAGTTTGTCTGGAGCATCCGGTAAATTCCAAGGTAGGCATATGCACCATGCGGCGTCGGATGCGCCAATTAGACGCCTTGGGGCTCCAGAATCGCCAGAAAGCAGAGTCGGAGGGTACATGGCTACTGCCATTGGATTCGGACGCTGAAAGGGCCTTGGTGGCGCAAGTTCTCAAGATTGCAGGCATACGGAAGATTCGCAAGGCGACTGGCAGGCCATTCCAAAAGGTGGTGCAGGCATGTACGTAACGATTCGCAGGTGCGAGCTGATGTACCGTGCCGTCCGTATGTGGCCGAGTCTGGACCGTTCCGGCAACGGCGACTTCATCCTGGACATCGGCAGGGTCAGGATTCGGGTCAATGTCAGCCTGCGAAGGTGGCGATCATGGGCATGAAGCGCATCACACGTAGTTACGTCGAGCAGCTAGAATGGCTCCTGTACGAATGTTTGGTGGAGCTGTCCTATGCCCAGGAAGCCGAAATCTTAGAATTGGTGGCGAGTGCAAAAGGCAAGGAATTGGTTAGCATGGGCATGGGCGTACTAGGGCTGACCGATCTGAGCGCCGACAGTATCAAGATGGCCGAACGGAACGCGCCTCTGCCAGACGCGACCGGATTTAGCGGAGAGGAATGAGTTTGCAGCGCGGCCTTGCACAGGCCGCGCTGTGAAAGGCCGGGCTGGAGCCGACAGAGATCGGATAACGCCAGTGATGCGGGTCAGGCTACCCGCCACGGCTTCGCAGCCGACCAGCCCCTAGCCGATTAGGAGGATGAGATGAACCCTGACGATAAAGCGTGGATAGACAGTGCCTCGTATGAATCGCTATTGGACCGATGGAGAAACGCGCCCATCGGAAGCCGCTGGTTTATCGGCGACTTGGGCACCTATTTGGCCGCAGTGTTGGCCCGCAAACGCGAGGAAGTTGGTAATGCGGAGCACGTTCGGGCAAGTAAGAACATCGGATGGTGAATGGCCCTACCCTGATTAGGAGGATGAGATGGCGAAGTTTCAGAAACCAAGGCTTCTGTCTGATAAGGAAATGAACATCATCCGAGGCAAGGCAATTGTGGGCCACGCCAGCGCAACCGAGTTGATGTCCGCATTTAGTCATTGGGACATCATTGAAATGAGGATGGATGAAATGGACGGTGAGGACTTCTTTGGCACAGAAGGCTGGCGACACTATTTCGATATACCAGAGCACGATAAATGAGCGCAGCCTCTACCCGACCAGGGAGAGAGTGAGATGAGACGATGGGTGAATATACGGTAGCAACCGTTGCTTTTGAAACGCATGTAGACCGTGGCTTTGCAGTCAAAGCTAGTTATCTAAAGGAGCCGAATCAGGCGGATGCGCTGGTCGAGCTTTTTAAGGATGGGCAACTCCATCGTCAGTTTTTCTTCCCGGCTTATAAGATTTGGAACATTGCTGCCCATCTCAGCGACATTGTGGATTCAGAGTTAGGCGGAAACGAAGACGGTTACGGTATAGCAGCATCGCACGGATTCTAATGGACCAGCCCCGACCCACTCTGCCAGCAAGTAAGAAAGGTGACCAAGTGAGCATCCTGTCGAAAGAAGCATGTGAGCTTCTACGGGTATTTGTAGAGAGTGGCAGTCAATTCGCCGGTTCTAGGGCTAATGCGAAAGATGCGCTTGACACTATAGACACCCTCCGCACTGAGAACGAGCAGCTAATCGAGGCTGGCAAACAGTTGGGCTTAGAACTTGCCCAGGCGAACGAGCGCATCGCGCTAGAAGATAATTTCATCAGGAATTGCACAGATGAAGTCACGCGCCTGACTATGGGAGACGAACAACGGGTGCGAGACATCGCCAAACGAGACATGCGAATTGGGGAATTAGAAGTGGAGATTGCTACGCTGCGAGGCTCCGATGGCGCGTAATCTAGGGATGCATTTCTATCGCACGGATGCGATAACGCACCAGCAGGCCCGTGAAGCGGCACAACGATTTATAGATGCGGCGTTTCGCAATTCACACAAGCCTCAGCCTCGGTTTACCATTCCAGTCGAGGCCGACAATGACGATGTGCTGCTCATGGACTACATTACGCAGCGGGAGATGAGTGATGGCACGTAAACCACAAACAGAATGGGAGAGGTTCATCAGCGATGCGCGCAGGCGTAAGCTGGAGGCTAAGGAATATAACAAGTTGGCTGCCCAGGAGAAGAAGATATTGGCGACACGAAGGTTCGGGAAGGAAGCCATGACTATCGAACAGCGGCGTCAAGAACTTCTACCCTGCACCTGTGGCGTCACGTTTAAGGACGGCAGCCATGCGCACGACTGCGCCAGTAACTTCCGTGACGATGTGGCAGAGTTTGTACAGGCGGCGATTGCAGCCGAACTGAGGGCGGCGGCTGACTGTGTGCCATTACAGGCCAGCCGTTGGCCTGGATGGTCCAATGACAAGTTAGAAGGCTGGAAGCATTACGCTATCGCAAAAGCACGCGAGTTCATTCTCGCCCGCATCTCCCCCGACGCGTACCTGGCGCTTTATAAGATGCTGACAGAAGCACGCAACGAAATGTTGCGTTCAGTTACGGCCAGCATACGAGAATATCCGAATGGTGCCTGTGACATTGAGGTAGGAAAGGCGCTTGATGGAATGCTCACTGAGGTCCGGTTGGAAGAAGCGAAGTGGTGGAAGTTCAATGTTGTGTTGGATGTTCTCAGCCATGACCGCATCGTCGTAGAGCGTATCGCCCAACTAGAGGCCGGCGTGAAGGAGAAAACATGAACGACCCGATAGAACAACTAGACGCCCTGCGAAGCTGCATACTAAACGCGGCGTGTAGGACCGGCGATAAGGACGAGGCATTAGAGCGGCTGAACAATTTTGAATCGGAACTCCAATCCCGTCTGGAGCAGGTGAAGGCAGCGGGGTGTGCGGCGACGATTGAGGAGTGCATTGACGCGGCGGTAGGATGGCTCAACCTAAACCACAGCAACCCACTGGAAGTACGTCCATCTCTTGTAGCCGAGATGCGCCAGCGCGCATACCATGACCACTCGGCCTTGGACGCGGAGATTGAACGTGCCGTGAAGCCGCTGCGGGGGGCGCTGAAAGAAATACGTCGGCGAACTGATGAGGCTAAAACCATAGCTTATATTGATTTAATCCTGCGCCCGTAGACCGGAGCTAAGGAGGGAAAGCTGTGAGCGACAAAACTTTCAAGATAGATGCAGAAGGCGACACGGTTTACGTGATGGATAACACACACTACTGTGAGAACGTGAAAGCAGTTGTGCTGTTCCCGGAGTCTGCTTGCATATGCGGCGATGAGCTAGTGTACACCGAATCCAACCTCCAAGCCCGCCTCACCCAAGTAAAGGCGGAGGCGTATCGACGGTGTGCCGCCGAAATCTTTTGGAATTGGGTGGACAAACTCCCCAATGACACAGCGTTCCAAGTGCAAGTAACTATTGAAGGATGGGCTAATGACGCCGAGCGCCCGCAGACCGCCAGCGCGGGGGAGGAGGAACGGTGAGTATCCGCAGCAATACAAAACTGATTCCATTTAGCCGTAAGATTCCACCGTGCAGCAAGTGTGGGTCGCTCAAAGTCAAACGCTCATTCTGCACCGGCGATTACGGAGATTGCAGTGATGTGCTGTACGCTGATGAGACGAGGGGCAAAGAGCATCACGACCTGAATTGCCAAGAATGCGGCCACGAACGCTACATGCGAGTGAAGCCATGACCCACCCATCCAAACCGGCGCGGCGAGGGCGGGGTAAGTGTAGCTGTCCGATCTACTGCAAATACTGCGGGGCCAAGCTACGGAGAGATTTAGTCGGCCATCTATGTCCGACACGGAATTGCCAGTGGGAGCATGGAGTGAGGGGCTGCGATCTATACAAGAGCGCCGCCCAGCAACGCGGTGGAAGGAAGGGGAAGTGAGGAATCACTACCCATTGGCTGTAATTGCTGGAAATTGGCATCAGTTTAGAATGTACTGCCGGGACAACAATATTGGCCCGCAAGATGCCGTGTACGTCGAGAGCAAACAGGCTATTGCTGGCTACCGTTTCCGTGAAGTCATCACGATTGGAACTTACTTTACCCGCGACGATTGGCGTGAACTTATGGATTATGCACAGGCCTGCCCCGACCCCCGACGCCAGGAGCAGCAATGAGTGAGTGGGGCGAAGAGTTCTACGATGACGAGGATGTTACCGACCCCGATTATGAAGAGGACAACGAAGAGTTTGAATGTGGGGCCTATCGTGGCATGGATCACAAGCTGCTCGGATGTTCAATGGCGGGCTCGGAAGAATGCGACTTCGAGTGCTCGTTCAGAGAAACCGTTGAGCGTTCACTAAGAGCGCAAGCTGGATGGCAGAAGAGAAAGGCTCGCGTGCGTGACACCAGGAGCAGCCATGAGTGAGCCATCCAGCCCAAAGCGGCGAGGGCGGATCGGCAGGATATGGGTAGAGTGCCCGAAGCAACATGTGAATCTGCGAGCAACATTAAGAGAAACTGGAGACAAGTGTCCGCAATGCGGCTCCCGTAAGTTTCATTATGTCGTTAGTCCTGAGTTTGGAGTGAGAGTAATCGGGCGCGCCGCCCAGCAACGCGGTGGAAGGAAGGCGAAATGAGAGTTAGGAAGTGCAAGTTGTGCGGCCTAGCCAGCAATAAAGGCGGTCACAGACCTGGCTGGCACCGGAAGCTAAAGGGGCACGTCCATCTGTTCTGCCTGAGAATGTATCGCAAGGGTTACGAAGATGCGGGCGTGAATGCGCTAATGGGCATCATCACGAGGAAATCCATTTGGCGGCCCGTGACCCCCGACGCCAGGAGCAAGGAGGAGAGCGATCAGCCATGAGTGACCTATATGTTGATGCGAAGTGCAATCCAAAAGGCGTAGACAGTACATTGAATCAAATGGGTGCAGCCCTGATTCAGAATTCAGACGGCAGCTATCTATTGGAAAATGGCTGCTATGTTATGCGGATTCTAGGCGACCCCGGTTACGTGCGATTCGCCTGTGAGCATCAAGGCTATTGCAGGATTATTGGTGAGCGGCCCGTGCGCCAGGAGCAGCCATGAGCGCAAGCTTTAGTTGGCAAGGATTCGGATTTGGACTCTGGCGCAATCGTGTCTACCCGGAGCTGGTCATTTGGACACTGGCCATTGGTCCGCTTACGATTCACATACAGCGTTACGCCAGGAGCAAGGAGGCCTACGATCAATGACATCAGGGATGGTATTTGAGATGTGTGAGGGGAACGGGGATGTCTGGGAACATCCTCCAGCGAAGATGCAACTTCTTGGCCCAAACAAAGGGAATGTCATTGGCTGGTGGTATGTGTGCCCATTCCCATTGTGCACCATTAGCCGCTGTGTGCTCACGATTCCCGCAAAGGAGGCTGAAGATTCGTTGCCCTGACTGCCGTGCCCCGCATGTGCGAACGATAGACACCCGCGAGCGGTGCGGGGGAGCCATCATCAGGCGCAAGCATAAGTGCCGCAAGTGCGGAGAGAAGTTTGTCAGCTTCGAGCGAATCATCGGCAAACGTCAACCTATAGACGTTTCAGACGATAAGTCATTGAAAGCGCTTGACCCGCCCGCCAGTCCACGCCGAAACTGACCTTGGACGTAGGGATGTGTGTTTCCGACGCGCAGCGGCTCCCGGATGTACACTACTGCGTTGTGAAGGCAGGCCGGTTGCTAGAGCAGTCTCCCGCCCAGAAAGCCAGAGCACAACTCAAACAAAAAGCAGACGCGGATCGTGTCGCTATGCGCAGTCGCGGTGAGATTCGCGGGTGGCAGCAGATCGACTGCGAGTGCATGCCCGTCTGGCAGTTCATTCCAGGCGGGCGAATGATGCCCGCGGTATCACCTGGCAGCTATCAGCGGTGGAAGATGCGCAATAGGACTCAGTTACGTTCCTTGGCGCTGAGTGCCGCGTGAGCAAGCCGAGGCGTTTCCGTGAGGTAAAAGCCGGAAAGTGGACACAGCCCAACCAGCGGTATTACTACATGCAGTGCTGTGATTGCGGGCTAGTTCACAAGACAGAGTTCCGCGTGGTTCAGGGGCGCGCCCAGCTAAGGGCTTGGCGAGCCAACGGGATGACAGCCCAAGTCAGGCGCAAGCGCCACATCACCGTGCGATGAATCTCCCGCCTGAAGCCCTCAATGTCCTGGTCAACCTTCGAGCGGCGCTGCTAAGCCCGCCTGAGACTGGAGGCACTGACTCGATGCCTGTAAATGCATCATTTGAGCAGCAGCCGGGGGAATGCGCATCCGGCCGACAAACACGCATGCGGCACGCCAGAGTCAAGCACCGGGCATTCCAGCAGGGCTGCCGGCGGGGAGACTGGTGGGCGCCGAGATGTATCAGGCCGAGTTAGTGAGCCGTGCAAAGGCTTGAGCACACAGCACCTTGCGGACCAGGGATACACCTGATAGCCTTCACCGCCTGCAAAGCTAAGTGCCCATCGTGCGGCCGAAGATGCGAGAAGTACTCAGGGCACCGCGACGCCCACCACTGCTGCTTACCACATCTACTCAAGCGCAGGCAGACCGATGGAGATAGCTGGAGACGCACCTCGGGGATCACAGCGAGATACGATGGCAACTGACACTAATACCATCGCCGGGCTGCGCGAGAACAAGGCTGCGGTGGTCGAATACCTCCGGGGAAGGTCGCAGCTCCCGAGGATTCAGTTTTCCAGTTTGCCAAACCCTATAGGCTGGAAAACTGAAAAACTGGCAAAGGAGCCGTCGTTCGATGCCGAGCGGCGGTTCGGTAGTGCATCAGTTTGCCAACCGCACGTGACCGCTCACGTATGTCAAGCGAAATCTGTATTGACACTTCCAGTCTCATCAGCAAACCAGGGAAAATGCAGCGCAAATCACGGGAAAGTCCAGTGCAAATGTTTGTCTCGCTGATTCTACGGCATTTAGCGCCAGTTTATGAGCAAACGCAGGCGAATGAACTGCGAAAGTCTGAGGATTGAGCGACAAAGCGCCACAATGCGCCCGAACGCGCGTAGAGGCCCTTCCTGGGCGATATGAGCGATGCAGAGCGGATCGTGCTATGGGTACAGCAGGCTTGCAGACTTCGCGCTACGGCCACTGCCAATCAAAAGCAAGCGACCGATAAGATTGTTTATGTAACGTAGATGGCTCAAAACTAACAAAACAAACGAAATGGACGAGAACGCACGCAATAATCTAGTTGCAAGTAGCTGTAAGCGCAACTCCTGCATAGAGATACAAGGCACAGAGTTCCGCGATCTGTGCGGTCCAGGCGTGTACATCTACCTAAAAACCGAGAAGGTTCTCAATGCCAAGTAACTCTCGATGAGCAGTGGAACGGCCTTGTTGGGAGAGCTAGAAAGCATGCTTTTTAGTCAGGCCGGGGGTGGACCGACCCCTGCCGGCGCCCATGTGCGTGTGCATCCCCCCTCACATGACACAAAAGATTTCGTGGTGAAGCCTTTTTCGCTTGACGCTAAGTCCGTTACGGTGTACACCGTAGTGCATGGCAATCAGGGAAATCACGGTTGTGGAATGCACGTGCGGGAGATGCAGTCATGTTTGGATAGCGCGGTTGAAGCCGCTGCGGTGTGCGCGGTGCAAGAGTCCGTATTGGGACAGCGTGATCGGAACGGTAAAGGAGAGCAAGATTACGCAACCTGAGATTCCGACAGAGGCTTCGAGCAACACATTTAGCCTAAATCATCTTATCTCTCACCAACCTCGGCGCGACAGGGCTCAGATGCTGACTGACCCGACAGAGGCTCACCATCCGCGCTGTCCATGTTTGCAATGCAAGCCGGTGCAACAGAAACCATGCCACAATTGATGATTGAGCAGCACCAGAAGGTTGTGGCGACATTCCTTCCGAAACGTTTTGATGATCTCCAGGAATGGGCTAAGCCGCTTATCGGTAAGCGGTTGGAGTTGTATGCTGCATGGCCTATCGAAGAAGGGCAATTTGCCGCCGAGATGGCATTTATCTCAACTGCCGATCCACCGACGTTTCACGGATGGGTGCCAGAATCCGACCTTGTAGCGGTGGAAGTCATTGTCTAGGACTCCAGGAGCCAGGAACATCGGCACAGCCCGGCAGCGGATTGACGGGATCATTCACGACATGCGGGCCAAGGGCGCCGCAGTAAAGAACGAAGACATTGGGAACATGGCCAAGGGGATTCTGGTTACCCGCTTGGCGGAGCATGAAAGAATCACGCACAGGGAGCTGGGTCCGCTGTTGACGATGGGCTTGCAGGCCGGAGGCATAATCGGGCAGCAGCGCGTGGCGGTCGAGCACATGCACAAGCACGCGCATTTGCACGCTCATGCCAATATCGAGATGCCCGAAGTGGTGCAGATGGCGGTAGCCAACCGTGTAGCGGAGCGATTGCGGGAGCGCCAAGCCAGCAATGAACTGGTGATTGACGGGGAGATAGTCGGGCCGCCGGAGCTGTGCGCTGTAAACCCGGAGCGGGAGGTACTGGATGCCGTTACCGTACCCCAGGAATAAGGCCAAGATGGGCAAGGTCTTGGGCGAATGGAAGCGCGGGAAGCTGCATTCCGGCTCGAAGCGCGGCCCTATGGTCAAAAACCGCGCACAGGCTTTGGCTATTGCCTTTTCGGAAGCACGCCGAAAGTCCAAGAAACCCTAATTGCCTGCACAGCTAGTTGTCACCACCGATTTGATCCGCGAATCGGAAGCGGAGCTGCGTTCGGAATGTCAGACTGACCTATGGCGGCTGATCCACATTCTCTACCCGCCCCCAGCATACCAGTGGAGTGAGCGGGTACACCGGCCAATCTGCGACCGGATGTTTATCCGCAAGAATCCAGCCCTGGCCATTGCCGACTCGCATCCGTGCAAAAAGCGGCTGTGGCTCGATCCGCGCAATCACTTCAAAACCACCATAGACATTGCCGATCTCGTTCAGTGGATTCTCTGCTACCCGGACGTGCGCATCCTGATTGCTTCGGGCACCAGGGACAACGCCATCAAGATGCTCAAGGCGGTCAAGGCCCATTTCCAGTACAACGAGTATCTCCGCTACTTCTTCAAGGAGTTGTGCCCCAACGCCAAGAACGTAGAGGATTTCGGCACGCTGGACGCCTTCACCTGTCCTGGCCGCAAAGATAAGACTTTGCGCGAGCCTACCTGTTCGGTTGCTTCGCCCGATTCAACCGTGGCCGGCATGCACTATGAAGTGTTGAAGTTCGACGACCTGGTGAATGAAACCAACTCCCGCACCAAGGAAGGCATCGCCCAGGTCAACAACTGGTTCAAACTCACGAATCCGCTGCTCGAGCGCGGCGGATACCGCGACGTGATCGGAACTCGTTACGATTACAGTGATCTGTACGGGGAAATCCTGGGTGACAGCTTCCAAAAAGATTATTGCCTAGCCGAATTGCACAAGGATTATCTAGTTACCAAGCGGTCGTTTTTCCTGCCGGATGGTTCCGTGCTGTTTCCTGAGCGGTACGACCGGGAGTTTTACGAAGCAGAGCGGCGGGAAATGGGTTCCTACAACGCATCTGCACAATACCTAAATGAGCCGGTGCCGGATTCAAGCGCCTTTTTCCCGCGCGATGTGGTCGAGAAGTCCATGATCTCCCGTGACAAGCTGCCCAAGCAGCGCTCCTATTTCCAGACACTCGATCTGGCTGCCAGCCAGTCCGACGACAGCGACAACAACGCTCTGGTTACTTGCTCCGTTGGCTGGCTCAAGGACGCCAAAGAAGCCACGCTGTTTGTCGAAGATATTTATGCGGGGCACATCCTGCCGGAAACCTTGGTCGAGTATATGTACAAGAAATACGCCAAGTTCAAGCCCGCGCAGATACGCACCGAGGAAGTTGCGTTTACCGTACTGCTTAGGCCCATTGCGCACTTGATGGCCCCGCGTTTCGGCTTTCATCTGCCGCTGGTGTGGATACCGCGCGACACCAAGCAGAGCAAGGAAGCCCGCATTGCCGCGTTGCAGCCATTCTTCGAGCGCGGGCAGATCAGGATTGTTGAGGACTGCCCGCACCGGGACGCGCTGTTTAATGAGCTGGTACGCTTCCCGAAATACAAGCGCCGCGACATTGCCGACGCGCTGGCGGACCACTTGGCATTTCTGGAAATGTACAGTTACGCACCGGAGGAACAGAGTTTGCCGGAATTGACCAGCCGTTGCGGAAACCCGCGGTTGGGTCTGGTTGCTTGAAATAGGAGGACAGTGTGCATTTGAAAACAGCAAACTACAGCAGCAGCACCATAAACGAAAATCAAGTGGCCGCAGCGGTCACGGGGTCTAGGCACAAGGTCTATCGCCTGGTATTGCTTAACGGCGCAGCCAGCGCGATGACTGTCAGCGTCAAAGATGCCGCCAGTGGAACGACGCTGGGCACGTTCGCGCTGCCCTCGAGCATCGGCGGCGGCATTGTGCTGTCGGCAAACACCGATCAAGAACCGTGGTTTGAGACAGCGACCAGCGGGGCGCTGATTATCAACCAGTCTGTCGGCACGCTCGTTACCGGCTACGTTCAGTACCTCACAGTCTAATGTTGGCTTCTGTGATTCGTTACGCAAACGATGCCGATTGGCCCGATGAAGCAGCGGGGCCGCCGTCCGCCGCATACATCGGGAACAGCAATCCGCACGCCATTTTTCCAGCTATGGTGCTCATATCACTTCTCTTGTTTCTATCTTTCTAGCCTGCTTCGCGGCTTGCCTGCTGGCGCAGTTTGTTTTCCAGCGCGGCTGGCGCGGCTTTCGCCGCCTCGGCGTAAAGGCGGGCATTGCTGCGGGCGAAGGCGAGATGCGCTGCAATCACTGTGGCGTGACGCGGCTGGTTAGTCCATGCCGCCACGGAAACATCTGCCTGGCATGTTCAAAACTAGGTAAAGACTAGAATGGCTGATGCCCTCTTAAAACTGCCTGACGATTCAGCAAATACCGGGAAGCAGCTCGATACCACCAGCTTGACGGTGGCTGCCCAGACTGTCCACCGTGAGCGCATGACCGTTGCGGGCGCGACTGATGTAGCACTAGCTGCGGTGCTCAATGCCGCACCGACCACTGACTATGGCTTGGTGGTACGCGCCGCAGGCACTGCATTGGTGCGCGAGAATGACGGCACCAACTCTGAAACGACCCTCTTTGATCTCGATTCCGGCGGCGGCGCGCAATACGCGCAGGGCGTCAGTATTCGCAAGGCCGCATCCGGTGGCTCGGTAGAATACGGCACCAGCACCGACCCACTCCGCACCGATCCCACGGGCACGACTACACAACCTGTCAGCGGAACCGTTACGGCTAACCTCTCCGCCACAGATAATGCCGTGCTGGACACGATTGCAACTCCGGTTGCGACCATCGGTGCCACACCGCTGCAACGGGTCGCTATCTTCGACGCTGCCGACGCTCAAATTACCAGCTTCGGCGGGGGCACGCAATATACCGAAGATGCCGCTGCTGCCGCTGACCCGGTTGGCAACGCAACTATCCTGGTTCGTAAAGACGCTCCGGCCACAATCACCTCCCTGGATGGAGACAACGTGGCCCAGCGCGGCACCAACTACGGGGCTGCTTTTGTCCAGGTAGTCAGCTCTGCCGGGGCGCTGATTGACAGCTTCGGCGGCTCTGGCGGCACAGCCCAAGCCGACGAATCGGCCTTTACTGAAGGCACCACCACCATGACACCCATCGGCGGGGTGTTGAACGATACCATCGTCAGCGACCCTACCGAGGACCAGGCTGCTGCTGTCCGTATTACTGCCAAACGCGCTCTGCATGTCAACCTGCGAAACGTCGCAGGCACTGAAATAACCACCTTCCCCACCACCGGGGTAGCACAGGTTGATGCCTCTGGCGGCACCGACACCAATGTTGGTTACGACACCGGCAATCTCAACATGCCCACGCAGGACGTGGCCGGGATAATTGATGATGCGGCATTCACCCCAGCAACTAGCGCGATTCAGATGGTGGGGTTTGAGTTTGATGATGCCTCTCCAGACTCAGTTAATGAAGGTGATGGCGGCGCGGCCCGCATGTCCGCCAACCGCAATATCTACACCAATATCCGCGACAATGCAGGCAACGAACGTGGATTGAATGTAGATACCAACGGGGAAATCGGCATCGGGGCCATCCGTACCTCAGTCACACCCGGCACCGCTGCCGCCAACCTGGGCAAAGCAGAAGATGTTGCACACGCATCTGGCGACGTGGGTGTGTACGCACTGGCGGTGCGGGACGATACGCCCGCCGCGCACAGCGGCACAGACGGCGACTACGAATCACTGCATGTCAACGCCGACGGTGGTCTATGGGTCAGCTCCACCCCTTGCACCACCGGCGGACTGACAATCTTCCGCAGCCTTGACCTCGATGAGACTGAAGAAGAAGTTAAAGCCACTGCGGGGTGCGTCTTCTCTCTATGGTTCACCAACACCGCCACGTCAACGCGCTGGCTCAAGTTCTACAACGCCACTGCCGCCAATGTGACGGTAGGCACCACAACTCCTGTCCTCACCATCGGCTTGCCGGGTAACGCCTCAGACGACATCTCAGGCATGTTTGGCGGCGCGTATGGCTGGATGTTCGGCACCGCCATCACTGTCGCCGCTACAACCGGCGTTGCAGATGCAGATACCGGCGCTCCTGGTGCAAACGATGTTATCGTCAACATCGGTTATCGGTAGAGGATAAATGGCCTGGACAACTGAAATCATCGAGAAGACCAAAGACGCAAGGATGTTGGTGCGTTTTAGCGAGGACGTAACAGGCTTCTCTGCGGATCAGGTTATTGACCCGCGTTTCATAGACGCCGAGATTCGCGCGGCCATCATTCGCTATGACGCCTTAATCAGTAAGACCCTTGGCAGTTATACGCCAGCGCCGCTGCCCCCACCTCCTTCTCCTGATCCCGACCGCAGCAAACTAGACATATTCATCGCCCAAGTCGGCTTGCTGCGAAACTATCAAGAACTGATTAACATGGGCGGGTTGGCAAGCAATGACTCTGATGCTGCCGCGCTCCGTACACAGATTCGTGACTTCATCGCCACTAATCCAGCCATCAAGACCAAACTGGTGCGTAACATCTAATGGCTTTTAGCATCACCACAGCCACATCATCGCGGGCCTCCAACAGCGATCCCGACTCGGTGACGCTGCCAGCCAGTGTTTCGGCGGGTGATTTGTGTTTGGCGTTCCATGTTTCAGATAGCACACTGACGCGAACATTTCCTAGTCCCTGGGTGGAAATACTTGACCAAGCAACATCCAATCACAATATCGGCATAGCTTATCTGATAGCCAGCGGAGGAGAAACTGCCGTATCAGTTACCAAGAGCGGGACGGAGCGGTTTTCAGCTATTGCTATGCGTATCACTGCTGCCACGTGGCACGGCACAACAGCGCCAGAGGTTGCCGCATTTGCTACCGGCACAAGCAATGTTCCCAATCCCAGCGCCGTCAACGCAAGTTGGGGGTCGGAGGCTAACTTATTCATTGCGGTTGGCGTGTGGGACAGTTCTGACGGCGCAGTGACTGTCTCCGCATACCCCACAAATTATTCGTCCAACAACACGGCATCTCCGGTTATTAGCTCCTCCGGCCTATGTGCGCTTGGAACCTTTGAAACGACGGCTGCGTCAGATGACCCCGGCACGTTCACGATTTCCGCATCAGATGAATGGATGGGCGGGACTGTAGTAGTCAGACCGGCTGGCGGTGCGCCCCCGGCCTTTAGCCCGCCGCACAACCTAATGACCCTGGGAGTTGGCCGCTAATGGCTGGCACGTTCATCAACATTGACCAGGCCGACGGAGCGGCGTCTGCCGCCAGCATCGCCACTCCCGGCATCAGCCACACGGCAGGGAATTGGCTGGCAGCGTTTGTCTATTGGGAAGTGGACACTGGAACCGTTACCGGGGTCACCAACGCCGCTGGAGACACTTGGACGCAGGTAGCCGGTGCACTCACCCGCTACCCGGACACTTACGGCGGCTCTGTTGATGTCTGGGTAGTTGCAAGCACTATCGGGCACGCTACCGACGTGGTGACAGCCGCATTTAGTCCCAATCAAGGTAGCCGCGCCATCTTTGTCGCTCAATACTCCAGCGACAACGGCATTCCCACCACCAAAGAAACGATTGCATCCGGCCAAGATACCAACACCAGCATTACCAGCGCCAGTTTCAGTCCAGCCGCATCCGGCAACCTGAATATCTCGTTGTTGTTGTCCGACCCGCCCGATTTGACGTGGACAGCCGATGCTAACTATGTCAAACGCGGGGTGGATGGCGTGCACAACGCCTATCAAGACCGTATCGGAGCGCCTTCCGGGGCGCAAACGGCCAGTGGAACAATGTCAGCATCAGATCATATAGGCGTTCTAGTGCTGTCGTTTGTACCCACTGCGGCAGCGGGAGTACAAACCCCGCGAGGCTTGCAGACGGCCTTGGGACTGCAAACAGCTAGATTACTTCAAGTGCCGCTTGGTTTACAGGTGCCTAGATAATGGCCATAGGCGACGCTCCAGATAAACTGATCGCTCTGACCTACACAGACGGGCGCGCTCCCGGTGCTACGGACTATGAGAGCGAATCGCTCAAGCCCCCGGATCGCACTGACAAAGCCGATATTAAGCCTGCGCCGTCCAAGTGGACAGACGCCTTCGCGCTGCGCGCCGTACTGGCCGATTTCAGCAAGTTCAGCCAATTCAGGATGCAGCATTGGGACCAGCGATGGACGGACAATGACCGCATCCTGCATGCCAACGTCGAGCAGAAAACATGGCCCGGCACAGACGTTCCCCGCGCGAGCATCGGCGTAAAGCTCGAACAGCAGCAGCTTGAAAGTCTGCTGCCGTACTTGCATGAAGGCATCTTTTCCGCGCCCGACGGTATTTGGTTTGATCTGTTTCCGCGTCCGACTACGCCGCCGGATGCTGCGATTGCCGCCAGGGAGTTTATGGCGATGCAAACGGACTACGCTGAAGTGGAAGCGCAGTTCCAGCATGTGTTCCGATCGCTGGGGCATCACGGCACGGGCTGTATCAAGGTCAGTTGGTGCAAGAAGCGATACGACCGGGCGGAATGGAAGCCCGCCACGGTTGCGAACAGGAGCGGTTACGGCGGCCAGAGCACCATGCAGCGGAGCAGCTACACTGAATACCAGGGTTACCCAGAAGCAACCTACGTCAGCCTGCGCGATCTGTATGTGGACTCCTCGCTCAAGGTGCCGGATCTCCAGAAGGCCCAAGTCGTCATTCAGCGCGGATTCATAGGTTATGACGAACTACTGCGCATGGCCGAATCAGACAAGGACTACAAAATACCCGGCAAAGCAGAATTGCAGCAGTATATGTCCAGCAGGTCAACACCCAAGGAAGCTCCGGCAGACAGTGAGCGCCGCCAGTCGCTATCAGAGGCTGGGCAGACCGAGATTCACATGCAAGGCACGACCGACCCGGCCCGCGCTCGCTTTGAGGTGCTGGAATACTGGAGCCAGGACCGCTTCGTGGTTGTGCTGGAACGCAAATGGCTCATCTGCAACAAGAAGAATCCATACGGCTTCATCCCGTACCGTAGTTGCAACTTTCAGGACGTGCTCGATTCGCTCTACGGCAAGGGCTTGGCCGAGATTCTGGAATACGAGCAGATGCTGCAACAGGGGTTGATTAATAGTCACTTAGACGAAGTGGCGCTGATTATTCACGGGGCCTTAGTAGTGCAGGTTGGCTCCGTGCAGAACAAGAACGAACTCCGTCCTCGGCCCGGCCAGGTCATCTTTAGCACCAATGCGGAGACGGGCATCCGCGAACTGAAACGTTCCGCCGTCACGCAAGACTGGTTCATCGCCTTGCAGCAATCTCAGATGCGGGCGCAACAGTACACAGGCCTGTCCGACATCATCACGCAGGGCGCGCCTGGGGTTGCCAGTAGCGTCACGCGCACGGCCAGGGGCGTAAGCGCATTGGCTGGAGCTGCCCACAGCCGTATCCAGTACGTTATCGAACGCATCGAGAACAGGATGATCGTGCCCATGCTTGGGGACTTCATCAAGCTCAATAAGCTATTCCTCGATCCTCAGAAGCGTATCCCGGTGCTCGGACCAAATGGCGCGCAGGCGCTGTTTGATCCGTTGGCGATCCTCAACCACGAGTTTCGCGTTGAACTCCGCGCCGGGAGCAAGATGGCCGCTAAGTCCGCCATGCAGCAGACCTTGCCCATCGTGCTGCAAACCGTCATGGCGGCAATCGAGCCGATGCGGCAGCAGGGTGTAAAGACCAACATCCCTGCGATTGTGCGGGACATGCTGGAAGCCTATGGTTGGCGCAACCGCAACGATTGGTTTAAGGCCATGTCGCCCGAAGAAATGCAGGCCATGCAGCAGGAGCAGCAAGGCCCGGAAGTACAGAAACAGCAGTTCAAGGCGGAACGGGAGGAAGCGCGATTTGACGCGCAGCACGCCAAGATGGAGGAGCAGGCAGGGTTGGACATTCTCAAGGATGTGCTGAGTAAAGCCTTGGAGGGCAAGCCCGCCGCCGCCAACACGCTGCGAATGGCTCTGGCCTCGATAGGAGCGGAAGATGCCTGACCCCAAGAGCGTCAATCAAGCGTTGCGGTGGTTTCGCAACAAGCTGGGCGTTTACGGAATAGACGGAGAGATTCTATTCGTCGGAAAGTGGCAGGCATCATGGCGCAGGGATTTCCCATCCCACGTAATCCCGAACAGGAAAGCCAAGGCCATGCTGTCTCTTTATACCGATGCCGCCGCAGAGGCCCAGGCGAAGCTGGACCACCTAGCGATATATCTGGAAGTCACCACTGACGAAGTGCTGGCCGCACGCAAGCGCGTGACCCAGGCCGGATTCGGAGATGTGACTATCGAAGCCGACAACAAACAGCGGTATGTGATCGCCAGGAAGGTGGGCAGATGAACTTGCCATTCCTCAAGCCTCGTAGTGCCAGAAACGTTTCCACTACAGTGCCGCACGTCCGCCCGGCCGCTGATGACAAAGAGTGCGCAGAGCGAGCCGCTGCATTCATCATGCAGCCTTTTTGGCCGGAAATGCTGTCCATGCTGGCCGAGACAAGGGCGATGGCGCTAGAAGAAATGCGCAAGCGGCATGATACGTGGGATGAAGACGCCCGCGCCCTGGAGTATTGGCGAGCCATTGACGAACTGGCCATGCGCATTGAAACGTATCCGCAGTCCATCATCGAACAAGGAGAACAGTCGTGAGCGAGACAGCCACACAGGAACAAAAGAAAGTGCGCATCGAGATACCGGGAGTAGATGGCAGTGGTGCCCAAGTATTCGAGGGCGAGACCGAAACGGAAGTGCTTGGCAAGCTCCAGCAAGCCCAGGAGCATGCCAGCAAGAAGATACGCGAACAGCAACAGCAGTTGGACGATTTACAGGCCCGCTACACGCCAGCTCCAGCCGCACCGGAGGCCGATGGGTTTGATCGCAACGGTTACTTCAACGTACTGTATGAAGACCCGCGCAAAGCTTTCGACCAGATGTTTGAGCAGCGATTCGGCATGAGCGTCAAGGACGCTGCAACCGAATGGCAGAGCATGCGCGAGGCCAGCGACTTTATCAACGTCAACAAGGTTGGGCATGCGCTTATTGCCAAGCACCCGGAACTGCGCCAGGTGACGCCGGAAGACAGCAACGAAAACGCCAAGATGCTCGACAAGATCATGGCCGAGAACAAGTGGGAATACACTCTGGGCAACTTGGAAGCCGCCTACGCTGTGGCAACTACGCAGGGGAAGATGCGGCTCCCAGCCAAGCCGAATACGGAGGCCGATGTGCCGCCACATCCCCCCGCCACGCTAACCGGACATTCCGGCGGCGGGGAACCGGCCGACGAAAAAGAATTGCTGCGCACCATGAGCACTGACCAGGTGCGTGAGTACTACATCAACAAGCACAAGAACGCACAGCGCAGCACCTAGTTTTCTCCCCGGATTGGGGAACAGCCAAGGGCGGATTGCCCGCAGGCAGCAACAAACCCGACTCTACGGATTGTAGCGAAGGGCCAGTGAAGACCTCTAAAACAAAGGAGGCCATCAATGGCCTATACAGCAGCGAGCGTCTTAACTTCCAGCGCAACCATTGTCCACGACGCTTCGGCGTACTTTGACAGGGTAGCGCTGGACAACGTGAAGAAGGCATTACGCTTCACCACGTTATGCACACCCAAGCGCCTGCCCAAACAGAGCGGCTTGGTGCACCAGATGTTCCGTTATATCCCGTTTACCACAACCTCTGCTAGCATCACTACCGCCGGCACGCAGGGCGCTGTGGGAACGGGCTTGGCAATCACCAGCGAAACCGTACAGGCTACGATTGTGCAGTATTTCGACTTCGTAAACCTGTCGGACCTGTACGTTGAAACCATCATTGACAGCGACTCCGCGCAATCCATTGCGACTGAGATGGGCTACCGGGCCGGATTGGCCGTAGACATCATCACCCGCACTGAGTTTGATGCTGGGTCAGCAACTACCTCTACTGCACTTGTTGGTTCGGCATTGGGTGCAGCCGACTTCCGCAAGGCGGCCAGCCTGCTGCGGGGCACAGATGTACGGCCCCACACCGGACCCGACTATCTCTCGTTGTCGCATCCCTATGTCCAATATGACCTCATCAGCGACAACACGTCTGGCGGGTTCATTGACATCAACAAGTACACCGGCCCCAGCAATCCTGCGCTTTTTGAGGGCGAGGAACTGGGCAAGATTGCCGGCGTGCGTCTCGGCACATCCACCAACGTTGGAGTATCCGGCGAGGGTGCCACCACGAAGTACTGGACGTATGTGGTTGGCAAGGGTGCGGTTGCGGCGGTCAACCTGGGCGATGGCACCATCGGCGGCGGGTCTAACCCGAACGTCTGGGTGCTCGATCACAGCAAGGACAAGGCCGATCCGGCTGGCGTCATCAAGACCAGCATCGCGTACAACTTCAAGTTTGACGCGAAGCGTTTGCTGACCACCAATGACGTGGAGCGGTACAGGCAAGTTGCGGCAGACTCAACCATCGCCTCCTAGCTGGGGGTGGAGCGACCTGGGCGCGTCGTAAAACCGCCCAACATCTCCAAGGAGGAGACACATGGCTACCATCGGCACGATTACTCAGGCACCAACGGCTTTATTTGCACGCATGAGCGTTCAGGCGACTATCACGGCTGATTCCGTAGCGGCAACTGTCGTTGCCAATCAGACATTCACGGTTCCGGGGCTTACAACGGACATGATTATCTCTGTCGAGCAAGTTGCCCCGGCCACGAATGCCTGCTGTATTGGCGGGCGTGTGTCTTCTGCGGATACTTTGCAGTTGACCTACATCAACCCCACGGCTGCGGGCGTGACTCCGACTGCGGGAACGTACAAGATTCTCGCCTTCTGATGATACACATAGCCGAAGAAGGCTACAGACTTCGCGTCCAGCACGAAGCGCCCGCCTTCTACTGCACTGGTTGCCTGTACACGACCAAGCTACTACTGCCGCTGTGCCCCAAGTGTGGGCAGGTTGGCACAATGTTGCCGGTTGCAACGCCGGAGAAATATCACGACGAAACCAAGGCAATCAAACGGGCCAGGGCCGTGAGGGACTTTAGCCCCGGCTTCGACAGCACAGCTCCCGAAGCCCAGCACGGGCGGCTCATGCTACCAGGGCAGCTATTCCCTATTCTGCGTGCAGCAGTGTCGGGTCTAGTAACCAAACGCCAGCACAATTCGGCGCTTGGGCGGGACCAGTATTCCCTGTTCGTCCCGTTTCGCGGCAAGGTGGCAGACCAGATATTTCTCTCCCCGGCAGAGCAAATGGACAGCCTGCAATTCATCTGCAACTGCGAGGCGGGAGTAATGCCGGAGTGGGACATCATTCTCAAGAACCAAGACCAGGCACCGACCGGGCTTATTCGCGGCTGGCGCTCGGTGCTGGGCATTTTCTACAGGGCAGGCTTGATTCCCTGGGTGCCTGACGACGGACGGCGCAAGAGTGCTTGGGAGATACGCAATTCGCCAATTAAAGGAGCAACACAGTGAGCATGACACAAGAAGAAATCCTGCAACTGATCAATACGGTAGTAGCGGCTAATGCTGAGTCGCAGAAGGAGTTTGCACGTGAGCTGGCGCAGCAAATCGCCAATCCGCCGAAAACGGAAGAAGAACTCAAGGCACAAAAGGTTCTATGGGAAGCCCGCTGTGAAGCGGCCAGCATGGATGAAGCTGCCCGCGCACGCAAGCGGGACTTCTGCGTCCCGTCCATGACCGACCGGCCACATCGCAGGCCCATGAATATCTTTCAGGGTTTGCACGCTGGACAGTCAGTCATCGTATGGAAGATGACGCAATACAGTTCCCGCGACCCGGAAACCAAGCAGACACTTCTCAGTAACCCGACCCCAGTTGGCGTCTGCCAATGGTGCCTCACGGAGTTCAAGCCCGGCGACCCGGATTATGCCGAGGCATTGTCCTGGGGCACGAATCAGATGGCTCACAAGGCCGACATGAACGTGCATACGGGGGATTGGGCCTGATGAGCTACATAGACCATGACGATATACCGCCCTATCGCACGTTTCCGTTGTGGGCGAAAATCGCCGTTCCAATCCTAGCGGTGCTGCTTACGATAGGCCCGGTAGTTCTAGTGATATATCTGAGGTAGGCTGTGCTGAAAGTTTACTTCTTCGGCTCGCAGAATAACGGTTGTGGGTTTTACAGAATTTGGCAACCTGCCGCCGCACTGGAGAGGCTTGGGCTGGCGGAAGTGCGCCGGGAGCCTGACCAGCCTGGCGACATAACGGCCAATCGCGCGCGCGACATCTTCGATTGGGCTGATGTGGTGGTCTGCCAGAACTTTTCGGCGCTGTGGTCTGCCTGCATATTTGCTGCCGCCCGCGACCGTTGCGGCAAGAAGCTAATCGTGGACTTGGACGATTCAATCTGGGACCTCCATCCCATGAATATAACTAGAACGAAAGAAGGCAAGGCGCTTTCCAGGCATTTCTCGGATGACCCACACCTGTTTTGGAGAATTAGCGATGTCAGCCCGCAGGATTGGGAGAAGGTGCAAGCGACCGTGAGTGACGAAGATCGCCAGATGTCCGACAAGCCGCTCTACAAAGACGGAACGATACTCGAACTGGAACCTGGCAAGCGCATCTTCGCGCATCAGATAAGCGCCGACGCACTGTCCAGCGCACATTTTCTGCTAGGAGCTGCCGATGCCGTTACTACCACCAACCTACTTCTTGCAGATCGCATCCGCAAGAAATCTGGCCAGCGAAATATCCACGTCCTGCCCAACTGCCATACCGGAAGCGACTGGCCCATCAAGCAGCGACCCCCCAACGATGATGGCACTGTCTGGATTGGATGGTGCGGCTCCGTCAGCCACTATCCCGACTTCCGCGAGATTCTGCCAGTCCTGGACAGGCTGATGGCCAAGTATCCACAACTGCGCATTCAGGTGATGGGCAGCAGTTTTGATTATCTGTTCCCTCCCGCCAAGGATGCCAAGATGAAGCGCATTGGTGGTTATGGCGGTGATAACAACGACCTGGAGTGCTACGAATTTGACAAGAGCGGCGCACGGTATCCGGGCAGGATGGAGTTTCACCCACCCGTCCCCATCAGGGCATACGCCAAATGGATGTGCGACACCTGGCACGCCGACATCGGCATCGCGCCACTGGAAAATCATCCATTCAACGCGGCCAAAAGTGAACTGAAGTGGGTTGAGTATTCGCTTCTAGGAGTGCCTACCGTAGCCAGCAAAGTGGGGCCATTCAAACGAACGATCAGGCATGACCAGGACGGAAAGCTGTGCGGCAGTCCGAAGGCGTGGGGCTACGCGCTGGAGGAACTAATCGAATCGCCCGAACTCAGGCAGTCGCTGGCTGCCGCAGCTCACGCACGGGTGCGCACCGACTACGACGCCGACAAGCAAGCGCATCGCTGGATACAGAGCTATGAGAGTGTTGTTCACGAATCGGATGCTGGCCAGCCCTGCGGGTACAGAAACGCAGACCTATGCGCTGGCAGTGGAACTCAAGCGGCTGGGGCATGAGGTTTGGTGTTATTCGCCAGTGCTGGGCATGACAGCCGAACGGTTGGGTGCGGCCGGCATTCAGGTGCGCGACAAGTTGCAATTCATTGATAAGCCACACGTGATCCACGGACAGCACACAGAGGCAGTACGGGCGTCCCAATTCTTCCAGGTGCCGTGGATATTCGTTTGCCACGGACCGGAGCACGAATTGGAGCGCCCCCCGGCGGGCGCGAATGCGTATGTGGCCGTCAGTCACGAGGTTGCCAGAATGATGCCGTGCGCCTCCATTATCGCCAACTCTATAGACCTAGATAGATTCGCATTCTGTCCCACGGGCACCAAGCCGGGAAAGACGCTCCGTCTCAGCCATCACACAGGTGCGACGCCGGTATGGGACGTAGAACGATTGATCCGCGATGCTGACGTTGTGGTAACAATTGGCCGTGGCGTGTTGGAAGCGGCGGCGATGGGCAAATACGTTGTGGTGTGTGACCGTGGCCGCATGGATGGACTGTTGACATCGGAGAACTTCACGGAGTTAGCGTCCTGCAACTTTTCCGGCAGGCGGCATGGACTCGCGGACACGCCGGAGAATGTGGCGCTGCAAATCACCGCGCACAAAGCGGCTGACTTACAGGCGATACGCAAACGGGTCCAGGCGGACCATGATGTTAAGGCGGCGGCGTTGCGATACGTCGCTGTCTATGAACGGGCGGCGGGAACGCAGGTATGACAACCGTACTGTTGACGGGCGGGGCTGGATTTATCGGCTCTCACATGGTCGAGCATCTAGTCGTCAACACAGACTGGAACATTGTTGTGCTGGACCGCCTGAGCTATGCCGGATCACTTGACCGCCTAGCGCAATATCGCGCCCATCCCCGCGTGCGATTTCACTTTCACGACATACGGGCGGCACTGCCGTCTCAACTGCTGAAACGCCTGGGCGAAATATACTTCATCATCCACGCGGCCGCCGAGACGCATGTTGATAACAGCCTGGCCGATCCGCTCCCATTTATCGAGACGAATGTGCTGGGCACCTACAATGTGCTGCAAGCGGCCCGGCAACTATCCGTGTCGCGCTTTGTCCACATCAGCACAGACGAGGTATTCGGCCCGGCCCCGCGGGGGGTGTACTATGCCGAGGAAGACAGCCTTTCTCCGTCCAACCCCTACAGCGCATCCAAGGCTGGGTCTGATTGTCTGGCGATGGCCTGGGCCACAGGCTACGGCCTGCCGGTCGTGCTGACCAGGACCATGAATAACTTCGGGGAACGGCAACATCCCGAAAAGTTTGTGCCACTGGTCATGCGGGCTGTACTGTGGGGCGAAACAGTTAGGATACATGCCAGCAGTGAGGGGGCCATTGGAAGCCGCAAGTGGCTGCATGCCAGAAACCACGCCGATGCAGTGCTGCACCTGCTAGTCCGTGGCGCGCTGGGCAAATATCACATTGGCGGCGACGAACACTCCAACCTGTCCATTGCCCAGGCCATCGCGGACATCATGGAGAAGCCGTTAGCCTGCGAATTGGTAGATGCTTGCCTGAACCGGCCCGGCCACGACCTGCGCTATTCGCTGGATGACAGCAAACTGCGTGCAACCTGGACTCCGCCTGTGCCATTCGCGGATTCGCTGCGCCGGTGCGTGCAATGGACGATGGCCCACAAGGAATGGCTGGAGGGATAAATGGCATCCACTAAACTGGTGAGCGATGCCGTAACCCGCGCCCAAAACGAACTCAAAGGCATCACCCTGAGCACGACCGATGCGCTGGACTTCGCCAATGAGATATATCAGATTGTGGGCACCGCTACATTCTTTGACTGGCGGCTCGCCACCGGAACGGCGTTTGGCACTACTGCCGGCACACAGGACTATGCCAATGTCCCAGCAGACTTTGCGGCACTCAAGCAGGACCGGGCATATATCCAAGACGATTCAGTATCCACCAATCCACTTATCCCTCTAACTGTCTTTGAGTCGCTTCCGACGGCAACGCAGCCGCGCAGCCGCCCGCTATATATCAGCGTCGAAAACGGAAACTTCCGGCTATTGCCAGTGCCTAACGTCACCCGCAGCGGCAGCGGACAGTGGGCCGTCAAGTTCGAGTATTGGAAACGCCCCAGCAGGCTTACCACGGTGGATGACGATTTTGAGTTTGACGATGTGTGCTTCGAGACGTTTGCGGCAGGCATGATTGCCAGGGTCGCACAATTCTGTGATGACGACCGCACGGGAGAATGGCTGGGCAAGGATGCCTCGGGGCAATATCGCGGCACCGGACTGTGGGGCCGGTTTGCCGCCCAACTCAACAACATGCTCACACAGGAAACCGTAGCCAGCGGGCAGATCGTGTACGCGCCTGCGTCGGGCTTGCTCAGAGGATAATATGCCATTAGACCCCAGCGGAAGTTTTGTCAGCACAGATGGCGACAACATGCTGCGCGGACTCTACCGCGACAACAGCGATCACGTCACGGTGGGCACGGGCGAGGATGATCTTGCCAGTACCACCGTCACGGCTAATACCGTCGGTGCAACAGGCACCTTATTTGTCACCGCCGCCGGCACCACCACCGCCGGCAATGAAACCAAAACCATCAAACTCTACCTGGGCACCACTGCAATCGCCACCGTGGTTCGCGCCACTACCAACGCGCAAGATTGGCTCATCTGGGCCAAGATCAGCAATACTTCCGCCAGCGCACAGCGGATCGAGGTCATCTACTCGGTCACCGATGCGGCAACATTGTCTTTTGACTACATCACCGCAGCCGAAAACACAGCCACTAACCTGACGCTCAAGATTACAGGAACCTGCTCGACCGGCACTGCGGTCATCACGCAGGCCAAGTTTGAGGCTTTTATAGTGCAGATACAATGAAACCCTTTCCTGCGAAACTGTACGTGCTGCGCAAGGCAGCCGAATCCGGCCAGGAAGACACCTTCACCTTCCACGAATCCGAGGTTACGGTTGGTGCGCCCGTTGACGGCGTGGCCGAGATGGCTACCTACACGCTGGACAAGGTAGAGGACGTGCAGCGCGTCATCACGCTGTCCAAGAAGGCCAAGCCGTAATGGCGCTGCGTAACGCCCAACAGCTCGACATCACCGACATCCTGCTGCGGGACAAGACTGACGGCAATCCTTTTACGTCCGGGCCGGAAGGCGGAGCGTTGGAGAACGCCTACATCGACCAAGGCAAGCTGGTGCGGGCGACATTTCAACCGCAGTTCCATACCAGCGCCTCGGACGATCCGGTGTGGGCAACCAAGGAGTTCAACTTCGCCCGCGATGGTGCCACAGAGAAACAGCTTCTCATCTTCAAGTCCAACGGGAGAATCTATCGCAGGCGGGGCGGGGAGGAGTCGCAAATATACCCCGCAACTGACGTGCTGGCATCCGGCAGTTCACCGGATTCAGGATTTGCCAGCACCGGCGGCACAACGGCAGGAAACGGCACCGATTGGTCCAATCCCACCAATATTCAAGGTGCCGCAGATGCAGTCTACGCCACGTCTGCAAGCACTGGCAGCGGACTTAGTTCCGGCCCTAACTTCCCAGATACCGCCGCAGACCAGGGAGATGCCGCCGATCCGTGGACCAGCACTGGAAATGTCGTCTCTGAAAACGGCAGTGGAGCGCTCAATAGCTTCAATTCAGAAGACACCACAAATTGGCTGCACATCACCGATTATGACTT